TCTCTTCTGACGTCTCGATGATCAGGTGAGCCAAGCAAGTGAAGGAGGTCTGGTATCTTCGTTCCAAAGCAGCAAACCGGTCGGTCTGTAGGTCGTTGAACTCCCTGACGGCCTCACCGGAGTTAAGGCCCGCCGGCTTAACGCTAGAGGCTGCCATGGCAGAGATGCCAGACATCTGGAAGGCGTTCTGGATCAGCCATTTGATGTAGTCGTAGATCTCGGGATGGTTGGCCTGGGCGTTCACGAACTCAGGAGGCGTGTTGCGGTACTTGATGATGGAGCCGATGCGGTTGTTGAACGACGTCTCAAGGATCTTAGACATCTCCTCGATGAGGACCCGGGGGACACCCATCAGCTCGATGGACTGAGACGCCACGATGAGCATCCGGTAGAGCTCCATCTGCGTGGGCATCAGGATCTCAGCCAAGCCCTGGGCAAAGAAGTTTGTAGGATGCGGGTTGTATGAGATGTGGACGAAAGGGAAGTGGTCCCGCTCCCACGGCTCATCGCTGACGACGCCATGGTCGCAGACGATTGTGTGCCTACCGTCGCCAGACTCCTCAGAGGAGGGAAGGTGCCACGCCTCGACCATTATGATCTGGTCAGACACGGTCTCGGTAGACCTAGGCGTGTTATCCACGTTGCCATGTGTCGCCTCCTCGATGGCCTTCTGAGCCTTGGCCTTCGAGAACATGGCCATCGCCACGCTCCGGTCCACGAGCTTAACGTGGAAGAGCTGGGTAGGCTTGCCGTAGTAACCGTCGTTGAAGTCAGTGAGGAGTTCTACCTCGAGGGTGCGTTCAACGCAGGTCTTCCCATCCTTGGCAAAGACCTTCAAGAACCCGTCTCCGAGGATGCAGCTATCACGGAGGGCCAGAGGCATGAGTTCATAAGCCTTGGTGCGGTGCAGCTCGCCCTGCAGGAACTGGTTGGCGTCCTTGGAGAGCTTCCGGGTCTTGTAGTGGCCCCGGTTGGTCAAAAAGACCGGTTTCGGCCGGTTCTGGGATATCTTGGAGACCAGGGTGTCGATGCAGGAGTAGGTGACGTTGGCGGTGGGGCGACCCAGCGGTAACTGGTTCTGGGTGTCGAGGCTGGCATTGGAGGCGAAGTAGTTATAGAGCGGCTTGCCGGAGAACAAGCGGGTGTATATGGACGCCTGCCGGATGCGGTGGACGTTGGTGCGCTTCAAGTACTCGAAGGTCGAGAGAACCTGGGAGCAGAGGTCCTGGTCGGTAACTGCCTCCCACCACTTGTACAGCTGGCCCTGCGGCTTACCGGACTTAGAGCGGGGGTCTACGAACTTGTCGGTCGTCGTGACGTCTATAGGTGCAACCGTGTAGCTCACTACGCGGCCCCGCCTTCCTCGACGCTCTCATAGATCTCAGGGAGGCGATCCGGGAACATTTGATCAAGGAGCTCCTTGTCTGGAAGTCTCAGGAGAGCAGCCAGGTCCTGAGCGTGTGGAGAAGCTTCCTTAGGAGCCGGAAGAGTCTCCACCTGAGCCACCGCCTCCCGCCTAGGGGCAAGACGAAGCTCGAGCTGGGAGTCTTTGTAATGCGTGACTCCTGCGGCTTGTAGTACGTCAAGTAGGTCCTTAAGACTTGTGGGGCCCACCAGGGAACCTCCTACATCTTGTGGTGCATCTCGAGGCCATCCAAGTACCGGCGGAGACGGCCCATGCGGGCCTTCTCCTCAGCCGACGGGCCCATGTTCTCGGCCTCGTCTTCGGACTCCCCGTACGTCTCTTCGCTCGAGCTCTTGTGTGGGGTGTCCAGCGTGTGCTCGATGCGGGCGGTCGTCTCTAGCTGCCTGACGTCGTTAGCGTTCTCGGGCTCGTCGGTCGTGACGACCTCGGGCTCCTCATAACAGAGCTCCTTCTTACGCCTTCGGATCATCGCGGAAAGCTTCTTAGGGTCGATGTGCATACTACTCTTCCGTCTCCTCGTCATGAGCCTTCCTGGCCGCGGAGGCCAGGATGTGATGAACCATAGCCGTCAGGCTCTCCGTCAGCACCCCGCCGTCCTTCATATGCATGGCCCGCATACATTCCTCTGCACACTGCCGCATAAGGGTATGGTCATCCTCGGCCATGCCGCCCTTTGCCATCTTCTTAGGATGCCGGCGAGCGTTGGAGAGGGCGGCCGCAACGGCCTGCTTCTGAGGATGACCCGAGTGGACCATCTCGGAGATGTTGTGGCTTATCGTAGCTCTGCTGCTACCGGGCTTAAGGGGCATCGTGAGGTACCTCAGAGCGGGTGCCATGTTCGAAGAGTACATAATCAACACTTACAGATTCATGAATCGTCACTTTCCTAGGCACACGAAAGTCTGATAGGCCTATCATGTTAGTTAGATAAAAATACTTGACAAGGCCTTAAACTTGTGCGTATTCTAGAAATAGAGGGCGTATAAGCCTATAAGGCAAGTAAGGCCTGCGAAGTGGTTGTGGGTTAAGTGACGTCATTGCCGTACAAAGCGGGGGGTATGGGGTAGGTAGTGCTTATGAGCTATAGACATGAGCTGCAATTATAGCCTATACTGCCTACATGAGATCATTAATGTACCGCATATCACGATTTGCAATACTAATCCTGTTGTTGCCTTCCTGCGCCCCCCTCTCTCCGCCCGGGTTCTACTTCGTGGGCTTTGATGCGCCTACAGAGCAGCTGATGCGTATGGCGGCCAAGGACCTCTCCGCCCTTGTTACCATCGACCGTCCTGTTACGGTGATGGCCGTTCACGGCGGCAGGGGTGCTACCACAGAGGGCGGCCGTGCTTGCGTCGGCTGCAAGGACTGCTGGGTTGAGATAAACGTAGACTCCAGCACTGGCAACTACAACATGCTGTCTGGCACCCTCTTCCATGAGTTTGGGCACTGCGTTGGCCTAGAGCACCTGCCCGTTGGTATCCCTGGCGTCATGAACCCCTACATGCACGGTTACTACTCGTGGACGCAGGATGAGGTGACAAGTTACACAGATCTGATAAAGTTTGTGGAGAAGGAGGACCTATGAGATTGAGATTAGGTCAGAAGGTACGGCTTGCGGGCCCTTATGTAAGAACGGACATAGAAGATGCTATAGTAGTCGGAAAGTTGGTCACTAAGATTGGGGTAATAGAATATACCCTCAAAGTTACATACAATAGTGGTGGGGCAAGACTTCCGATGACTATGCGGAACTAGTTGAACTGACACAGAAGCTTGACCTGTAGAGTTCAATGAATATGGGTACATCTGGGTCAGATTATGGCCTGATCGGAGGAATCATGAAGTTGTACTGCTGTGGAGTTGACCTACAACACGATATGAAGGACGTCTCAGACCTAGAAGGAAAGATGCCCCTGTTTCGTACCATAGAGGCTCTGAAGGCCCACCGTCCATGCTGGGAGCAGTGCGGTATAGTGGAGATCGAGTTGAGCGTGGTCTGCTGGATAGAGCCTCAAAACTTCTTCGTATCTACCACTTAAGCCACGATGGCACGCCCTGCTCGTCCTGCTCCCATGATCCTACGTCCTGCTGCCCTTCCTTTAGCTCAGCCTGCTTCTTCAGCTTAGCCTCCACATGGCTGAACAGCATCTCGGCTATGGCCCTCTCGTGCTCCCTGGTGCCCTCCACGGGCTTCGGGGCCGGAGGGGTATACGCATAGGCCGGGGACAGCTTGAAAGCGTATAGAGCACTATCCACGGCATCGCTGTGACCTTTTACAACCACCCTCTCAGGGGTTGACCTCACAGGGTCCCTCTCCAGCACGGCACAGTCTTTGGCGAACCTCGACCCCCTTTTAGCCTTGAAGGAGCCGTTCCTGAGGGCGTTGTTTAGGTGGGCGTAGTTGGCCATCTTGCCCAGCTTGTCGGCAGGCTCCAAGGGAAGGCCGTAGCGGGCCTTGAGGTCCTCTACGATCTTTAAGCCCAAGCCCCCAGCATCGACAGGCATGCGGGCGATGTCGTAGCGGGTGGTGAGCTCCCGTATCTGCTCAGCCAGGCTGTCGGTGAGCTGGTTCTTGGTGATGACCTCCTCGACCAGGTAGGTGCGAGGGGAGTCGTTAAACCAGCCAAGGACTGAGAGGCTGTCGGCGTCCTTGACGCCAAGGTCGATGCCCAGGATGCAGGTCATCTTGCCGTTGGGCAGCTTCTCGTAGTCGTTCATGCGCGGGTCGTACGACAGCATCAGGTTGTCCGGGTTGGCCGTCCACTCCCCGAAGCATTCCCGCCGTATGCTGGGATGGCTCTCGTCCACTCCCATGCGGGCGCAGTCTTGAGCTATGAGCTCTGCCGGCGTCTTCCCCGACGACCGCAGGATGTGGGGGTTCTGGTGTAGAGTCCACCTGTGGTGACTCCAGGCAGGGCTGTGGCATGCGTCGTAGTAGTAACCGCTGGGCACGGTGCCCGGTGTGCCGATTAGGCGTAGGCGGCCGTCTAGGTCGTAGAGGCGCTTGATGGCAACCTCCTCCACCAGGTACTGCACGTGCTCCCGAAAGGACTGGCACTCGTCCAGGTAGATGAGGGCGACCTTGGAGAGCCCACGCCTCTTCTCTATCTCGTTCCTGTCGTCAGCACCAAAGCAGTAGATCATACTGCCGTTCTCGAAGGCCACAGAGAGGCGCACCTCGTTGAGTTTGGCGGGAAGGCGGAACTTGCCCACGAGCTTGCGGAGGACGGGCCAGACGATGGCGCGGGCGGTGGTGGAGGCGAGAGTGATGTAGACGGAGGTACTACCGGGGATGCGGAGGCAGGTGTCAATCATGTCCGCGGCGCAGGTGACGGTCTTGCCTGCTCGGACTGAGGTGCAGGCCGTGGCGAACTTAGCGGGGTCCCTCAGCAGTCCCAGCTGCTCTGGGAACAGGAGCCGCTCTGGGTTGAAGGCGTTCTGTCGAGGGAACTGGGAGAATTCCATTCAATGCTGGCTAGGAGTTTGTAGAACTCTCATAAGTCGCCGTCGTAGGGGTTATGCTCGTCTTCCTTCTTAGGGAACTTCCCCGATGGAGGGCTTTTAGTCAAGGAAGGAAGGAGTTTTAGGTAGTTAATAAGGGCCGTGGACTCCTGGCTTGTGAGTTGCCGTGCGTGGCTTGCAACCAAGAGATGCTTAATATCCCTGTCCAATACGCAGAGAAGCTGTCTATGGGCTCTAGCCAAGTCAACCTTCTTATAGCGAAGCCCGCTCCTGCGCCATACCTTGATGTTCTCAGCCACATCTTTAGTTCTAATAGGAAGATGTGGAGGAAGAGGGGCTCCCTTCAATCCTTTTTCTCCTCTTCAAGCACCAACCGCATGAATACCACGTTAGACAAAGGCACCAACACTCGGTCCTTCTCCTGCTCTATCAGCAACCCTTCTTTAGTCAGGTGCATCGTAGCTCGCCTGTTAACCTTAAAACTATTAGAGTCGAAGTGGTCCTCACTCGAATAGTTGATCTCAACCGCTTGATGTAGGGCTGCCCTGGTCACTTGGACCGCTCCCTTCATCAGCGCTGTTCGACTCGTCATACCGAAGCTCCTTCTCTATCCTTATGGCCAGTATGGCCATCCCGACCTTTGTTAGGTTCTTCTCTTCGACCGACTCGAACCCTTGAGCCAACATCCTTCCCACACCTTGCCGCCTAAAGTCGCTTTTCACGTACACGTAGTGGAGCCGGACACCGCTGATGATGGAGTATCCTATTATGGTCTCAGGAGACTCGTCTAGACAGGCTATAGTGACAAGAGTGTCCGGTTGACCTAACAGATCCTTAAGGTATAAGAAGAACTCGTCAAACCATTCCCTTTTGTTCCCGCTAGGCCTTATAGGTGCTCCGTAGAACACGCTCTTAGGCATGGTGGAGAGGATGAAGCCTACGTCGGACTCAGGCCACAGCTGTCTAGGTACGACGTTCATCTCACTTCGTCCGTTCTCAAAAGCTCTGCCAGGCGCCTGATCACCTCATGAACGCTGGACAGAGACTTGTAAGTAGGCTTCATCCTCCTTATGGACACCAGGATCTCCCTCACCGTCTTTCCTTCCGAATGTAGCTCCCATATGCGCTTGTGGGTAGCCGACTCGAACCTGTGAGAGTGCAGCAGGTGCCCGGCAAGCTCGTAGTACCGTTGGGTAGACTCGAAGTCTAAGAATCGACTCTCTACTTGGTGGTGTACTGTGTTGTCCTTATAGTCGTGCCCCTTTTGGAACCGCATCGAGTCCCACTCCTTGAGGAGAGGAACGTCATCGTCCGTCTCGATGTCCTTGAAGCCAGAAGCAGCTGCTTTGGCATACCACTGCTTCTGCAGCTTCTTCAGCTCAGCTGGCGTCAGGTTGTTTGGTATCCTGGGCATCGTTGCTCTTAGGACGATTAGCGATCTTCTGGATGATGAGCATCACAGGGTTGCTCTGCTTCCAGGGCATGTCGGCCAAATTATTTACTATAGTCTGAAGCTCTTCTTGCAGGGCTATAAACTCCTTCTTTTCCATGAGTCTCCTTCTAAGATTCGTGATAGTCTCTTCGCCTATAAAGGTATACTACGATGCTGTAGCATACGGCGCATTGAACGGATACAGAGTCGTAAGAAGTGTCTACGGTATTATCTGCTACTGGAGTAGCTAATATCAGCCGTATGTGCTCGCAGTGCCTACAATAAGCGTGGGTAGCTGGTACTTTTTCTGGCTTGCTGAGACTAAGCTTATGTGACGATGAGCCCATCTGTACCCTCATCTTTACTATCTCATACAGGCTATGCAGTGTCAACCTACTTTACACTATCCTACCTTGCCTACCCCCCGCTTTGTACTGTATGATGACTGTATGAGGGTTACTTACACCTTTAACACCTTTACTACCTTTTCTAGTCCAGCCGGCGTAAGGTCCAGCCTATCATTCATGTCAAGCATCTCACAGCCTGTATATGCTTGTCAACTACTATTTTATTATCTCCATAGTTTCTACATAATCCCTGCATGTTCTTTTAGTACTATCAAGTACATAAAGGGTAAGAAATATTTATGATAATGCTAGGCTTTCTGTCTGGGATAGTTGTAGTAACCGGTATTTTCGTGGTGTTTCTGCTTTCCAACATCTTCTGAAAAGGATGCATATGAAGAAGTATGAGT